GGACTGGGGTAGAGGGCCATACTTGAAGCCCCTACGCCACTTTCGATAACTTCGCCGTACCAATTTACGGAAGTTTCGCAGTCCGCGTTAGGGCTTTGCGAGGAATAAAATCCGCCACAAAAGCTTATGCGGGCCAATTAGAACTGCCTCCCGCGTATCACGGGCTCGTCAGAAATCCAGTTGTAAGCACATGCTCTTTTATCCAAAAGCTCCGAATCTACTCTCAGCACCAGCGAAGGCGTATTGAAGCCCTTGATCCTCGCCTTGCTATCATCGGCCAATTTCATTACCTGCGGAGTGATCTGTGCATTGTCCAGCCGGATTGCCAGATTGAAGCGAAGAAACTCCAGATAGCCTGGTGGGAAGATCAGCTTGGTATTGAGGTCTGGAAATAATTGGAGCGCTTGCCAACTATAGAGAACTGTCTGTACCTGAACGGTCGGATACGGCCAGTAGGACAAAGTTCGCAGAGGAAAGTTCCCATCATCCCAGACCTTATTCGGCAAAGCTGCGCCGATGTTTTTGACCGGAATTCCCGCCCATCCGCGTTCATCCAGCATGTCCAGAGGAATCTCGGCGGGCTGTTGCGGATTGCCTAACCACAGAATCGTAATCAACTCGATTCGTGGCGGTCTCGGGATGTTAATGTCTCCCCCCGGCCCAACCGTGTAAGCCTGCTGCCCTTGCGTTAAATCATAAGGCCCTAGCCGATTGATGGTGAAGATCATCAGCCTTTCGGCGTTACAAGCGTCGAGAAACTGATTCAGAATCGCCACATAGTCCGAGGCTTCTTCGGACGTGGGATTCCGCCCAGAACTTAGGATGTTGACTGCACGCATCGCGCCTTTGATGATGTCAAGGCCCGACGCCTGCATCCCCGGTATGGCAGGGGTGACGGGAGGAACTGGCAATTAGGCTCCAGCTTCTACTTTGGGAGGTCTGCCGGGGCCACGCTTCACTTCTTCGGCCACGATAGGAGTCGTGCTTGGCTCGCTCAACTTCGCCAGCTTGTCCTGCATCGCCTGAAGTTGCTGCTGTTGGGCCAGAACAATCAATGCCAGGTCTGCCGGAGGAGTGGTCACTGTATCTTTGGCAACTTTCGCCGGATACGCATTGCGCCGCCAGCCTTCCTCTGCGAGCTTCAATTCGTGCTCCCGACTCTGGGCAAAGATTTCGCCCTCGGTTGCGTGAAACATCACTCGCGGATATTCATGCTCCGATGGTACATACGGCACTTCTTTGTATTTGCGTGTGGCTTCGTCGTAAATGTGCGAACCACGAGCAATCACGTCTGCAGGTTTCTGTACTCCGTTTAGAATTGGTTCCATAAATCCTCCAAAAAGTGCGGGTACACCACTTCCTGATGCACCCGCATTAGGTTTAGCCTCTGGCTAAGTACTTTGGAATCATGTACTTAGTATAAATATCCAATGGGCCCGATGTTAGCTGTGAAGCTCGTCGGCACCGTGATATTGGCAGGCGGACTTCCAGCGGTTCCGGTTTGGCTTCCAGTCAGCGTTTCGACCCAAGTTGCGGCCTTCACGCTTTGGAAGTTGTCAGTCGTTCCATTCGTCTGATAGGCGAGGAAATACTGGCCCGGAGGTAGAACGGTTGGTTGCGCCCAGGCTCTCTGCTGGAATGCCGACGCTCCCGACGTTGCAGCCGCAGCACTCGATGCGATGAGCGCTCCGCTGTAATCGTAGAGATAGATAGCATTGGAGTCAGTTGCTACCGTGGCACCATTCAATACAGCGGCTCCGGTAGAGATCATGAGTTTCCCCACTGTCACATCAGCGAAGTACAGCCCTCCAGCAGTATCTGCCGTCGAGTTTCCCAAAGCGGTCAAGCTGCTTTGAATCGAAGGGGTAGTGAAATAGCGGTAACGCCCCTGCGAAGAGGGAAATCCCGGAGGCCCGAACTGCGGGAAATACTGCGGTGCGCCGAACCAGACATTCGCACCATTGCCGTGATTAGCGGTTTTGGTGCCACCTTGTCCGCGTTCGACTGTTGCGACTAGCCTGACAGTATCCACGGCCATTACAGCCATGAGTTCACTGTCAATCAGCAGCATGGTCTGAATGCCGCCGCCAGCCGTAGGAGCTGCCATCCCGGTTACTGAGGTCAGAGCCACATTGGTCTGTGCTACTGTACCTCCAGTCAACTGGGCGGTCAGCGTTGTGCTTGTTAAGTTTGTTGCCATTTAAGTCTCCTTGGGCAGTCGCCTGCCGATTCCGTCTTTCAGGCGCGTGACGAGAGATTGAATTGTCAAACCTGTGCCTTTGCAAGCCGCTCGCATGGACTCATATCTAATCCCATCAAATTCGATGGGTTGGACATTGTGGCGATTAGCACCCTTGGGAGCAGAGTCCCGCATTTTGCGTTTCGTTTCATCGCTGTGCGGGATTCCTTTATTCCAGGCTGGTCGTCCCGTGTGAATGAGCGAAAATCTCTTTCGCAGTTCTTCCGAGAGAGGCCCAGTCTTTTTCCCTTTATTCCATGGTTGTCGAGTGTTGTTTCGATAAGACTCCAGAGCGCGAGCCGCAATTTTGGCTCGCGTTTCTGCGGAACAAACTCGCCGCGCTCCTCTGCCGCCAGTCGTAATGTTATAGCCGAGAGGAATGAGAGTACCATGGGATTTGATCGCCTCAGTCTCCATCCGCAAAAGTTCTTCGTAGTTGTCAGATTCTCCGATAGCTTCGACCTTAAAAGCATCCAAACCATACTTCCGGATTGCATGGCAAATCGCCATGTTCTTATCCCCACGCTTCGCTGAATACAGATGCCGACTGACTCGTTTGCTGATTGCATTGACGCTAGTTCCAACATATCCCTTACCACTTCGCTTGTGAGTTAGCTTGTATAGCCACATAGGTTTGTAACTCCTTGTGGCTACAGTATAGCGCAATTCAGGTAGCTAACTCAATTCGCAATGCGGCACGCGAGCTCCGGATATTTCGTCACGAAGCCGTAGAGGCAATCTAGCCTACACGGTGCGCGATCCTCGAAGATGTCATACGCACGAATCATGCGGATGCTCATTCCGAGTTCCTTGCTGGCGACACGTTCTCCGATGTCCACCCCGCCGTAGAGCGGCAAGTCAGCGCAGCCCAAAGCGAAAGCCTCTTCGGAGACGAAGGCCAGACCGCGAAGCGAACTGGTTGAAGCCGCACCCTGCACGTTTACCGCAGCCCCAGAAGCCGGAGACTGAGTAACCGTCTGGAATGGCCCAGCCGTCACGATACCGAAGCCCGAAGGCCCAGAGATCGGGATAGTGGCGTTTCCAGAACCGTCAGCAGTCACGTTGGCGGTTACAACGAACTGTCGTAATGCGCCAGTGGACTGACGGTTTTGAGGGTTGACAGCCAAAGATCCAGCAGTGAGCGTACCGAAGGAGATCACATCTCCAGCGTTCAATACCGCCGCGCTGGCCGTCCAGCCGTTCGTGATGATGGAGTTACCAGTCTGGTTGGCTCCATTCACTAACGGAGTTCCGCCCTGTTTTCCGACCACCTGGTTGCGGCAGTTCTGGTCGAGTTGGAACTGGAAGCCCAATCCAATTCCCTGCATCCCCGTGTTGTACTGCTCACGGATTTTGTCAGAGGCTTGGAACAGACCTGCCTGTGCATCCACCAGATTGGTGTTCATGGCCGGAGTCATGATGCAGACCCGCTCCTTGAACGGTGCCGCTTCTTCATTCAGCCTTTGGGCTGCTTGAAGATAGGTCAATCGGGTGCTCGGAACTGTCCCCGGCGTGCCGATTTCGTTGTAGACGTTGATGTACTGACCCAAGGCGTCATAGTCAATCATGTTTGCGACGGTGGCAACCTGGGGTTTGATGAAGCGTTTCGAGAAATCGTCCACGGACAGGCCGAGTTCTTGAGAACTGAACGCGATAGAGCATTGCCGCTGCTGGGTGAGCACCAACGGAACGCTGGTTTCGGTCGCGTCCTCAAGCTGTAGGGCTTGGCCGAGAGAAGTCAGAAAGCGGGGCGGTTTGCGGAGATTGAGAATGTTGCCAATCTTCGCGCCTTCCACGCCAAATCTATCGTCGTATTGGCGATCAAAATGCTTTGCCGCGTTGAGTTCATTCACAAGAACCATCAAGGGCTTCCTGCGTAATCATCAGCGGTGTTAAGAGGGTATTCAAAGTTTAGCTCGGATTTTCTGCCAATCCGCGTCAGGCGGCTAAGAGTACCGTCGTGCTTCCTTCTCTCGGATTTGGGCTTGGCGAACACGGATATACTCGTCGGTACTCGCCTTGCTGATTTCCTGTAGAGAAGATGACGATCTCGCGGAATGACCCGCCACTGGTTTCACAGCAGGAGGTGCGGTACTCACAACTTTCTTGGCAGGAGGTTTAGGCGCGGGCTCGGCGTCATGCTCAAGTCCGTAGGAAATCCTTCCCAACATAATGAAACCGTCTGCTGGCGATGCTTCTACCAGCGCAAGGGCTTCGTCGGGATTTTTCACAAGATAGTAGGCAATCTGCGGCCCGTTCGACATTTCCTGAATGCGTTCCAGGATCGGCTGAGGCAATTTCATGCCAGCTTTGGTAGCGGCAGTGATCGCCTCATTGAAATCTGGGACGCTTTCAGCAAATTGCTTCGCGGACTCGCGGTAGCCTTCTTCTCTTGCCTGTTGAATTTCCTGCACTTCGCGTTGCTCCGCGGTTTGATCCCGCTCGGCAAGCTTGGCGGCTAACCTTTGGTCAGCTTTCCAGTCGATTAGGGCTTCGTTGTACTCATTCCAGTCTTTGTACTTTGTGCCGATTTCACTGTCCAAGGGCTTTCCCGGCGTTTCTGGGGAGGTTTTAACGGGCTTTTCGGGTTCGGTCGCAGCAGGCTTCGCCAGACGCTCCTCGATGACCTTAAATCGCTCCTCATAAGCAGAAAGCTTCTCTGCTAGTTCGCCCTTTTCCTTGGTGAGTTTGTCGATACGCTTCTGGAATCCGCCCTTCCCTTTGGAAGGCTTCTCCTGCGTCTCTTCCGGTTCCGAGTCCGGGACGGTCTCAACCTCCTGAGTTTCCTCAGAGGTCGCGGGTGTTTCAGTTTTTTCCTCAGTTTGCGCTTCAGTCGCAGGCTTTTCAGGCTCTTTGACGGGAAGTGGACTACGCCAATCCGCAGACACAGCATGATCCACTTCGTTTTGTTCAGCGGTCACTGAGGCAACAATCATGTCAGGCATGGTTTTCTCCTGGATTTACCGGGCATATAAAGCCTACCCGTGGGCCGAAAAATCGGTGTAAGATGTGGAGCATGAACTGCGCATTTTGTAAAGAATCGACATTCCCTATATTCAAGAAAATCGACAAATGGAACACTCAGCCGGTTGGCCATTTGAGCACCGATCACGAAACCCGCCTTAATCTGTTCCGGTGTCCCGCTGGCCATGAAACCTTCATCAGAGCGAACAGAAAATTGGAAATCATCATGCCAAAAGATTTACGCGTCACTGGCTCCCGCCTTGAGACTGTTGCTGCGCTTGTTGAGCCTGCGCCGCCTGTTGCTGACTAGCCATCTGCGCTTGATGAGCCTGATCTGACCCCTGGGTTTGCGCTGCCGCAGCTTGTTGTTGCGCCGCTGCCTGCTGGTCGTTCGCAGCGTCTTGCGCCTGCATTCCTACATCGTGAGCGCTGTTATGCAGAATCTTCCACTGGTCGATGGTCCACTGAAATCTTGCTTGCGCGTCTTGGGCCTTGGTGCTGATCTCAGCGACCGTAACTTTGGTTTCTTCCTGCATCTTGGCAATCTGTAACTTCGCGTCTGACTCGATTTTCTTCTGCTGGATGACTTGATTCGCCTGTTCTAAGGATTGGGCTAATTGTTGATGCTGCTGCATCAACTGCTGAAGCTCGGCAGACATCCGCGCATTGTCCGCTTCCGGGTCGGTCCCGTCCGCTGGCCCCAAGATGTTCGGCGGAATCGTCCGCTTGACCCGCTCTGCAATCTCTCTCGCCTGCTCAAAGTCCAAATCGCTAATCAGAATGTCTCCGCAGACATGCATCAGTTCTGGGTAAGCCGAAATCAACTGCATAATTGACGCAGACTGCTCTTGCCGTTTGGTCTGGTAGGACGGCCCAACCGAAACCGTGACATCGTACCGCCCTACTCCGATATCATAGATTTTCTTGATCTTTCCAGATTCCAGTTGCTCTTGTAGGGCTTCTTCAGCATCTTCTGGACTCATTCCGCTGGCCTTAGAGTTGTACACGCCTACGTGGTCAACCGTGCCATCTGGCTTAATGATTCTCCGCACCGCGGCAGTGTCATAGATCACTGGAATCCACTGCAACATGATCCTAGTCAATTCCCGCTTGGTTCTTGCCAAATTGTCTGAGAAATTCGAGGTAGCAACGTTTCCCTGCCGCTGCAGGGCCACGATCGCCTTGCCTGACTGATCGGGTGACTTCTGACCTAAAGAGGGGTCAAATAGCCCCGTAACCGCCTTCATGTCGGTATCCGCAGTCAGAAGTAAGTGGCTGATGGCTTGGATGGGAGGTTCGGCAGTCTGTCGCTGAGGCGCAGGAAGAACTTGGCCGTTCACGGCCACGGCTTTGTAGGTCAATGCCGCTAAATCCCCAGTGTTCGCGTTCCGCCATTCAGCTTCATGGTTCTCTGCCTGACCTTCGGCAATGACAAACGGCATGGTTGGCGCAATGGCTACGGCTTGAGTGGCCTTCGAGAGCTGATAGTTGTAGGCTCTAGCGGGGTCTTTGGCATTTCTCACTAGCCCAGAGACATAGCGCTTCCCGTTGACAATATGCGTGTACCCCAGAACTGGGACAGAAGGAATCACTGATCCCGGAACTTTATTTTCTTCCAGTTTTTGCACTGCGTTCATCAGGGTAAGAACGACTTTGGGGGTCTGCTTGATCCGCTTCTTGACGATGCTTTGGCCTTCAGGAACTTGATCCAGTGGAACGGTTGTCCCATCCGCCAACTGGCAAATGGTCTGTTCGTCATATTCGATATGGAAATACTCAGCAATTCTGACGTACTCTTTGCTTACCCAGCCTGGGGTCGAATCTCCCGTGCTCCGAAACTGCTCCAGCGAGGCAAAATCCGTCTTGTCTCCGTACTCGGCTTTGTAATCTTCCATTGGCATGTCTTCGATAAAGAACCGCCACTTGGCATCAATCCGCATCGGGTGTCGTGCTGCTGGATCGTCATAGACTGTAAACGGATTCGGTACGGCTCCCAGCTTGATCTCCTGCTGCCACTCTGAATCAGGGTCGTCATCCACATACTCTGACCACATCCTGATCCAGCCTTCTCCCCCAATGACCATCTGCTCAAAGGCGATGTCGTCAGAGATTTCCGCGTCACAATTCACTTCAACGTGTCGGACAAGACCTTGCAGAATCTCGGCAGTGTCCTTGTCCGCCTGATCGCCTACCGGGTTGATTGTTCCTGCGGGCCTTTGCTGGCGCTGTTCATTGCAGACTTGGTTCACAAAAGCCATAACCCGGTTAATGGTGAGTTTGACCTTGTTGCCGAACTTCCGATAAACAGCTTCCGGCCATTGTTTATTCAGAACGCAGAACTCAAAATCTTCCAAAGACTCACGGCGAGATTCAGCCGTAGCTTCGGCGGACATCTTCCACCGCTTCATCGCCTTTTCGATGAATAAACGGTCGTTTTCCTGCTGAATTGATTCTGGGCTGCGCTCTCGGGGCTTAGGAGTGCCCCTAGCGCTACGCTGTGGTTTCATAGATTCCGGCGATGTCGCCTTCTCGAATCAAAACCCTTGATCCTGGGCCTTGTCCATCTTCCATATCGGCATAGCAGTTCCCTGCTCCCGGCACTTCCACAATGTCTCCGGGCTTCACGCCATAAACTTTCGGCCCGACTGCCAGAACTCGGCACTTTTTGGGCAAAAAATGGGACAATTCAGGAGGTTCAAGCCCGCTACTCATCTTTGCTCCTACCGCATCGTTTGGCAGAATAATTTGGCCCTGATAGCCTTCGCCAATACGCTCTACGAGCACGGCTTTCTTCTTATGGCCGATGGGCACGAAGGTTTCAGGGTTGATTTCGGAGAGTTTCACGTGTTCCTCGTCCTGTCAGCGATTTCTCAAGTTCTGCCCAATGGCGTTCAATACCAGTAAGGCGATAATTTACATGCCGACGAAGGAGTTCTTGCGCAAGCATCAATTTCGTCCATTTTGGGCGCTCCCATTGCGGCACATTGCCATTTCTAAGAATCTCCTCTCGCGAGGTGCATCGCGTAAGGTCAGGATATTTGGCAGGTTCAATCCTTTGCCCTTCGCCATCACGCCATGGATTTGCCACTTCAAGCTCATACCACACTTCGCCATTGTCGAGAAATGCGACTAAAATGGTGGCATCTTTTTCTTCGCATGAAACGAATTCTAGAGATTGACATTGATTTGGAATCATATCTTCGCAATCCTCGGAATCTTCGGGATCGCTAACGTCCCTACAGACATCATCTTGACCTTCGGCTTTTGCACGGGCCCAGCG